AGGCTATTCCAGGACTCAGGACTACACCCGGAAAACGCAGCAGATTGCCGAAGTGCGAAAGCAAGTCGAGCAAGAGACGCAAGCAGTCCGGGCCGAGCGTGAGCAATATGCTCAATTGTTGGGAGCATTGCAAGCCCAACTTCAGTCTTCAGAGCCTCAAGTCGATTTGGATCGTCTCTATCAGGAAGACCCAATCGAGTGGGTGAGGCAAAAGGAAGTCATGCGCGAGAGACAAGAGAAGATGGCTGCTATTCAATCTGAACAGCAGCGCCTGGCTCAAGTTTCTCAGTATGAGCAGCAGCGTGCCATGGAGGCCCAACTTGCCAGCCAGCAAGAAGCCTTATTGGCAGCTTTGCCCGAATGGAAAGACCCCAAGAAGGCAAAGGCCGAAAAGGCGCTGGTGATTGAGTCTGCGAAGGCAGCAGGCTTCACCGATGAAGACTTGAAGAGCGTTTACGACCACCGACTGGTCTTGTTGCTGCGCAAAGCGGCAATGTATGACCAAATGGTAAGTAAACGCCAAGGCATTAAGCCTGTGGTGAACAATGGCCCACGACCAGCCAAGCCTGGTGCAGCTGGTCGGGTTTCGACAACAACTGAAAGTACACGCGCAAAGCAGCGTCTTGCAAAAACTGGCCGCATTGATGATGCGGTCTCTGCAATTGAACTTTTATTGAAATGAGGAAATTATGGCTATCGTAAGTAATACATTCCTGACTTACTCTGCAAAGGGTATTCGGGAAGATTTGTGCAATGTGATCACAAACATTGCGCCTTAACTTGAGGGCCGTTGCAGAGTAATTTGCAATTGATACTAGGAGAATTGCTGGAAACCCCTAACGGATAGGCAGCCGAGGGCAATCAGCAGCCGAGCCTCGAAAGAGGAAGGTTCAACGACTAGATCGAAAGATCGTAGGACCAAGTGGTCCGAAGCACCTGGCCCCACTAAAGTGGGTGAAGATATAGTCTGATCTGCATGGAAACATGCAGTCCCGAAAGGGAGGCAAGGTTTAACGAGCTTTGTCCAACATAGATGGAAGAAACGCCTTATATGAGCAACATTGGCCGTGAAAACGTGTCCAATGCTTTGTTCGAGTATCAGACTGATACATTGGCCGCAGCTGCTGCCAATGCACAGCTTGAGGGTGATGATGTCGCGTCTTTTGACTCTGTGACAGCTACTGTGCGTTTGCAAAACTACGCACAGATTTCACGCAAGACAATCATCTTGTCAGCGACTGAAGAAGTGGTCAACAAAGCAGGACGTCGCTCCGAGCTGGCCTACCAAATCGCGAAGCGCAGCGCTGAGCTAAAACGTGACCAAGAATTCGTCATGTTGAATGGCGGCATCGCTGTCGCTGGTGATTCGACCACAGCTCGCGTGACTGCTTCTTTGGGCGCGTTTGTTAAGACAAACACCGACAAGCAGACCAATGGTGCTGACCCATCTTACACAACGCTGCCAAACAGCGCCCGTACAGATGGTAATGTGCGCACATTCACTGAAACCATTCTTAAGAATGTGATTCAGAAAGTGTGGACAGCTGGTGGTACACCTAAGATTTTGATGTGCGGTCCTGTTAACAAACAGCGCGTGTCAGGTTTCTCTGGTATCGCTTCCAGCCGTTTCAACATCGATGGTGGTGCAAAGCCTGCCACTTTGGTTGGCGCTGTTGACATCTACGTTTCAGATTTCGGGAATGTCCAAGTTATTGCCAACCGCTTCCAGCGTGAGCGCGATGCATGGGTGATCGATCCTGACTACGCCAAGATGACTGTGCTGCGCCCTTACCAGCAAGTCGAATTGGCCAAGACTGGTGACGCTGAAAAGCGCATGTTGATCGTTGAGTGGGGTCACAAAGTGTTGGCTGAAAATGCCCACGGCTTGGCCGCTGACTTGATCACTTCTTAATCGAAGCAAAGGAAAGGGCCAGGGAAACCTGGCTCTTTTTTAAAATGATTCACAAAAGACTATTCAACGAAAACAAAGATCAAGGCATCAAGCGCTTCTGGCATGAAGACTCAGAAACCGGTGATGTGACGATCCAGACCCAGCAAGATGTGACTGCGGTCATTGAGGCCAACAAAGCCATCTACAACGCTGTGGATGAGAAGGCCAACTGGACTGGTGAATGGCACTTGGTCGCATCAATCCCAGAAGCGCTTTATTACAAGATGAAGGCCGAAGGCAAGATCGATGACCAGGAATACATGAAAAAATGGCTCAACGATTCCGACAATCAATTTTTTAGAACAAGACCCGGCAAAGTATGAATTACATCGCAGTCTGCACCCCTGCCCGTGATCAGGTCCATACCAACTACACCTACTGCATGGTGAACATGGTGGCCTATCACACGCTCAACACCGAAGACGCAATCAGTCTGAAATTGATGCAAGGCACAATCATCCAAAACCAAAGGGCTGACCTTTGCCTGGATGCAATGAGAGAGGGATGCACACACATTCTTTTCATCGACTCAGACATGACATTTCCCCAGGACCTGGTCGGCAGACTCTTGGCCCATGACACACCAATTGTGGCAGCCAACTGCGCCAGGCGCAGAATGCCTACTGGCCCGACTGCCCAGAACTATGACGAGAATGGAAAGCGCCAGCCGGTCTACACCATGCCAGAATCGACTGGACTGGAAGAGGTGGGAAGCATTGGCACTGGCATAATGCTCATCAAGCGCGAGGTGTTTGAGGGAATGAGCGAGCCATGGTTTGATATGCCATGGCAGTCCACACGGGGCTATATGGGCGAGGATGTGTTCTTTTGTAAGAAAGCTCAAGAGCTGGGTTACAAGGTTTACATCGACCATGATGTCTCAAAGGAAATTGGCCACATTGGCACATTTGAGTTTCGCCATGACCACACCTGGATTGTGAAAGAGGAAATGGAAAAAGAGGCGAAAGATGGCACTTAGCACCTATGCAGAACTGAAGACTTCAATTGGCGACTGGCTAAACCGGTCCGACCTGACTTCTGTCATTCCAGACTTTATTTCCCTGGCCGAAGCGCAAATCGAAAGAACACTGCGCGCCAGGCAGATGATTGTCCGGGCCAATGCGTCTTTTGATGCGCAATATGGCGCTGTGCCAAGCGACTTTCTTGAGGCCAAATCCTTAAAACTCACAAGCACAAATCCACAAAGCCCATTGTCGTTTTTGAGCATTGACGCGCTAGACGCTGAGATGACCAAATACACTGCCAGTGGCAAACCTAAATTCTTTGGTGTTGTTGGTGGCCAATTAAGAATTGTCCCGACACCTGATGCCACTTACACAACTGAGCTGACCTATTACGCAAAGTTGTCAAAGTTATCAAGCAGCAACACCAGCAACTGGCTTTTGGCATCAAGCCCAGACATTTATCTGTATGGATCGCTTCTCCAGGCTGCACCATATCTGCAAGATGATGCGAGAATCCAGACATGGGCCACGCTGTATGAGCGTGCCTTGAATGATTTACAAACTGCCGATGATCGCAGCGCATCTTCTGGTGGTGCATTGCTGACCAGGGCCAAGACTTTTGGATAAGGACTGATATGTCATCTTTTACCGATTACACCGAAAACCTGGTTTTGAACTGGGTGTTCACCACAAACAGTGCAACACGCCCCACGGCTTGGTATGTTGGCCTCTTTACAGCAGCACCAAGCGACACTGGTGGCGGCACTGAAGTGTCTGGCAATGGTTATGCCCGAGTGGCCACCGGCACGATCTCAGGCTCTGGCACGGCCACGACATTCACCAATGCAGCGGCCATCGAGTTTGCAGCTGCCAGCGGTGGCAATTGGGGATCAATTGGTTGGGCTGGCATTTTTGATGCATCTACTGGCGGCAATCTCTTGGCCTGGGCACCTTTGTCCACAGCACGCACCATCAACAATGGCGATGTCTTGCGCATTCCAGCATCTTCATTGAGCATCACTTTGGCTTGATATGGCTGCCTATGGATCAGGGAATTTTGGCGCTGGTCAATACTCTGATCCAAGGGTAGGCTACGGCTACGGCTCTTACGGCAAGGGCAATTACTCAAGAGGCTCATTCGAGCCAAGCCTGGCAATCACATCCACATCCACCATGTCGGTGGGGTCGATTGTGGTCTCAAACGCCCAGTTTGAGATTTACGCACAGTCCACCATGTCGGTGGCAGCCACCAGGTACGCATTTGCTGAAGTCTTAATCTCTGACACAAGCTCGGTCAGCATCGATGCAAATGTCATCATGGCAGCCTCGCTGGCCATCAGTGACACAAGCACCATGGCCGTGGATGGTGTCAGGTATGCCATTGGCGCAGCCACCATCAGTGACACATCAACAATGGCTGTGGATGCCATCAGGTATGCATCGGCAGATATTGCGATAAGCGATACCAGCTCAGTCTCCATTGCAGCCACCAGGTATGCATTTGGCGCGTTTGATATCTCTGACACATCGACTGTGAGTGTGTCGACCTCAGTCATTGTGAACAACAGCCTGGTGCTGCTTGATTACAGTTACATGGATGTGACTGCATACACGACACAAAATGCAGTGGTCAATATGACTGGCACATCATCCATGTCAGTCAATGCAAGACTAAAATGGGAAGACGAGAGCGACACATCAGAGACCTGGTCAGCGATATCTGATAATTCAGAAACCTGGACACCAATCTCTGACAATTCAGAAACATGGGATGCAATTAGCGACAACAGTGAAACCTGGTCGCCAATTGCTGATAATAGTGAATCCTGGCAAATTGCCGCATGAGGTGAAAAATGGCTGATACAACCACCACAAATCTATTGCTGACCAAACCAGAAGTTGGCGCATCCACAGACACATGGGGTACAAAGATCAATACTGATCTTGACTCTATTGATGCGTTGTTTGATGCTGGACCTCTTTTAAAAGTTGCTAAAGGTGGTACTGGTGTTGGAACAAGTACGGGATCTGGTAATAACGTTTTATCTACAAGTCCTACATTAGTTACACCAGTTCTTGGCACACCATCCAGTGGAAATCTATCATCATGCACAGCAGATGGAACTGATGCTGTAGGTTTTAAAAACATTCCACAGAATAGTCAATCTGCTGCATACACATTGGTTCTTGCTGACTCAGGTAAACATATATTTCATCCATCAACGGATGCTAATGCTAGGACATTCACAATACCAGCAAATAGTTCTGTTGCTTATCCTATTGGAACAGCACTCACATTTGTTAACATGACAAGTCAAGTAGTAACTATTGCAATTACAAGTGACACAATGTATTTGGCTAAAGATGGAACAACTGGAACACGCACATTAGCTCAGTATGGCTCTGCAACAGCAATCAAAGTTTCTGGCGTTTCTTCATCAGGTATTTGGTTAATTTCAGGAAGTGCTTTAACATGAGTGGCGCACTTATTTCAGTATTTGCAAATCAACGGCAATTTGCAACTGTTCCTGGTGCGCCTACAATTGGAACTGCAACTGCTACGGGTTCAACTACGGCAACTGTTGCGTTTACCGCACCAGCAAGTGATGGTGGCTCTGCAATTACTGGTTATACAGCCACATCAAGCCCTGGTGGAATTACTGGTACTGGCACAACATCACCAATTTCTATGACAGGATTAAGTGGTGGAACTTCATACACATTTACAGTAACAGCAACAAATGCTGTGGGTACAGGGCCAGCGAGTTCAGCAAGCAATAGCATTA